TGACGCTATACAGTCAGAGTGGTTTGCGCAAGGTAGAACTAATGGAAATAGATATTTAACTTCTTTTAATAATTACCATACACGTAGATTATATGCTAGAGGAGAGCAATCAACACAGAAATATAAAGATGAATTATCTATTAACGGTGATTTATCTTATTTGAATTTAGACTGGAAGCCTGTACCTATATTGTCTAAGTTTGTAGATATATTAACTAACGGTATATCTAATAAAGATTATGATATCAAAGCATATGCTAACGATCCCGCGTCTATAAAGAAAAGAACAGATTACGCTACTAATTTAGCTATGGATATGTTTGGCCAAGACATTATACAAGAAGTAGAAAAAACTACAGGTCAAAATATATCTAAAACAAACATACCACCTATAGATCTTCCTAAAACTATGGAAGAGATGGAGTTGCATTTACAATTATCTTATAAACAAGCTATTGAAATAGCCGAAGAAGAAGCTATAACACAAACATTAGATAAAAATAAATTTGAATTACTTAAACGTAGGTTAAACTACGACTTAGTAACTCTTGGTATTGGTGCTGCTAAAACAAACTTTAATACAGCAGAAGGTATAACTTTAGATTACGTAGACCCTGCCTATATGATACACTCATATACAGAAGATCCAAATTTTGAAGATATATACTACGTAGGTGAAGTTAAAGCTGTTACTATAGCGGAAATAAAAAAACAGTTTCCTCATATATCAGATGAAGAATTAAGTAGAATACAGAAATCATATAGTAATCAGAATTACATATATGGTTGGGGTGCATACGATGAAAACACTGTTCAAGTTTTATATTTTGAGTATAAGACCTACATGGATCAAGTGTTTAAGCTAAAACAAACAGATCAAGGTCTAGAAAAAATACTAGAAAAACCAGACACGTTTAATCCACCTAAAAGCGATAAGTTTGATAAAGTGTCTAGAAGTATAGAGGTTTTATTTGAAGGTGTTAAAGTTTTAGGTACTGATATGATGCTTGAGTGGAAGATGGCCGAAAACATGACTAGGCCACTAGCTGATACCACTAAAGTAGAAATGAATTATACTATATGTGCGCCTAGAATGTATAAGGGTAGAATAGAATCTATTGTTAGTAAAACTATAGGTTTTGCTGATATGATTCAGTTAACTCATTTAAAGCTACAGCAAGTAATATCAAGGATGGTGCCAGACGGCGTGTTCTTAGATATGGACGGTTTAGCAGAAGTTGATCTTGGTAATGGTACGAATTATAATCCAGCTGAAGCATTAAATATGTATTTTCAAACAGGTTCAGTAGTTGGTAGATCACTTACCCAAGATGGAGCTATGAATGCAGGCAAAGTACCGGTTCAAGAACTATCATCGTCATCTGGACAAGGAAAAATAGGTGCTTTAATCAGTACATATAATTATTATGTTCAAATGATTAGAGATGTAACAGGTCTTAACGAAGCTAGAGATGGTAGTTTACCTGATAAAGATACACTAGTTGGATTACAAAAAATAGCTGCACAGCAATCAAATATAGCTACTAAGCATATTAATAACGCTAGTTTGTATTTAACACTAAGGTTATGTGAGAACATATCTAAAAAGCTAGCAGACGTTGTTAGTTTTCCTTTGACAGCTAGTGCTTTAAAAAATTCTATATCTACTTTTAATGTTCAGACTTTGTCAGAGATATCTAATTTAAATTTACACGACTTTGGTATATTCTTAGATTTAGAACCTGATGAAGAGGAAAAAGCTCAACTAGAACAAAACATACAGGTTGCATTAAAAACAGGTGGTATTGATTTAGAGGATGCTATAGATCTTAGACAAATACGTAATTTAAAATTAGCTAATCAAATGCTAAAGCAAAAACGTAGACTAAAACAAGAGCGAGATCAAAAAGCAGCACAAGCAAATATGCAAGCCCAGGCTCAAGCAAACGGTCAGTTAGCAGAACAAACAGCTATGGCTGAGACTCAAAAGCAGCAAATATTAACTGATCAAAAAATGCAGTTAGAACAAGCAAAGTCTCAATTTGAAATACAACGAATGCAAGCCGAAGCAGGTATAAAAAGAGAGCTTATGGCTGAAGAGTTTAATTATAACATACAGCTAGCTAAAGAAAGGTTTAAAAGCGAAAGAGGTAAAGAGGCTGATATTGAAGATAGAAAAGATAAAAGAGCTAGAATAATAGGAACACAACAATCACAAATGATACAGCAGAGACAAAACGATGGAACACCTATCGACTTTGAATCTACTAACGATAGTTTAGGTGACTTTGGCTTAGAGGCCTTTGGTCCTAAATAATTTTTAATTTTATAATATTATATTATGTCAGAAGTAAATCAGGCCGTAGAGGTCAAACAAGAGGGTGAGTTTTCTTTAAAAGGTAAGAAAAAGACACCAAAGAAATTTTCCGATACATCCAGTAACGAACCGGTTAAGGTTGATTTAACAAAACCTGAAGCGCAAGGAGAAGTTATACCAGATGTTATAAAGGTTGATTTAACAGAAAAAAAAGAAACAGATGCCGTTCAAACACAAAAGACAGATGATAGCGATGTTGTTATCGAAGAGTCCCAAAACAGTGGCAACAGCAAAGAAGTGGCTGAAGAAGTACGGGACACCAAAGAGGAACTAGTAACTCCTATACAAGAAATAACTGAAGAAGAGGTAGATGAAAAAACAGTAGAGCTTTACGAAGAAGCAGAGCAAGCTGTTAAAGATCAAGTTACCCAAGGCAAAGAATTGCCTGAAAATATACAATCACTTGTAGACTTCATGTCTCAGACAGGTGGAACAATAGAGGATTATGTGAGACTTAATCATGACTACTCTAATGTAAATGAAAAAGTATTACTCAATGAGTATTACAAACAAACTAAACCTCATCTTGATAAAGAAGAAGTTGATTTTCTTATGGAAGACAATTTCTCTTACGATGAGGAGCTTGATGAGCCAAGAGATATTAGAAAAAAGAAATTGGCTTTCAAGGAAGAAGTTGCTAAGGCTCGTAAAGAGCTTGATGCTATGAAGGATAAATACTATCAGGAAATCAAGTTGAGACCTGGTGTTACCCAAGATCAGCAAAAAGCTACGGACTTTTTCAATAGATACAAGCAGCAACAAGAGCATGCGAAAACTCTTCAGCAGGATTTTAAAGTGCAAACTGAGCAAATTTTCAACGATGATTTCAAAGGTTTTGATTTCAGTTTAGGAGAAAAGAAGTTTAGATACAAACTCCAAAACCCATCTGAAGTAGGTAAATCACAACTCAATGTAAACAGTTTTATTTCAAAATTTGTAGACAAAAATGGAGCCGTGACAGATCCTTCTGGTTATCACAAAGCTATGTATGCTGCTATGAACTCGGATAAAATCGCTAATCATTTTTACGAGCAAGGTAGAGCTGATGGTATTAAAAATATCGTTGACTCATCTAAAAACTTAAGTAGTGACAAGCCTAGGCAAGTTGCCGATGGAAACGTCTTTATTAATGGTTTAAAAGTAAAATCAATAAGTGGATTAGATTCGTCTAAACTAAAAATAAAAAAACGAAAATTTAACTAATTAAACTTTTAAAATTATGGCTTTAACACCACAATTTGGTTCAATAGTACCATCGCAATTACAACAAACTCTTGCGAGCAACTATTTAACATTTGACGGTGCTGCTGGTGGAAACTTCGCACAGCAATACCTACCTGAACTTTACGAAGCAGAAGTAGAGCGTTACGGAAACCGTACGTTATCTGGATTCTTACGTATGGTTGGGGCTGAACTTCCAATGACATCTGATCAAGTAATTTGGTCTGAGCAAAATAGACTACATATATCTTACGATAACTGTACGTTTTTAGCAAACGCAATTACTATTCCTATTGCTGCAACTATCAATAACGTTATATCTCCACAGCAAACTATCGTGGTGATGGACGATTTTGGTGCAGAAGCAAAATGTTTAGTTGTTGATTCTGATTTAAGAACAGCTGCTGGCGGTGGTACTGGTGTAATAAATGTATTACCTTACGGTGCTGCTAACCTTGCTGCTGAAGGACTAGTTGGTACATTGAAGATATTTGTTTACGGTTCTGAATATCCAAAAGGAACAAATACAACAAATGCTGGTCAAGCTGCAGGTGTTGGTGTAACTGGAAACGATTATCCAATTGCTACCGTAACTCCTGACTTTACTCAGTTTTCTAACAAACCAATCATCATTAGAAGCCAATACACAATCAATGGTTCTGACACTGCTCAGATCGGTTGGGTAGAAGTTGCTACTGAAGATGGAACAAATGGATACCTATGGTATTTAAAAGCAGAGTCTGAAACAAGACTACGTTTTGAAGATTACCTAGAAATGTCTGTTGTAGAAGGTGAGCAAGTTGCTGCTGGGTCTGGTATTACAAATGTAACTGGTACAGAAGGTTTATTTGCTGCTGTTGAAGATAGAGGTAACGTACAAGTTGGATTCTCTGCTGCTACTGGTATAAATGACTTTGATGATATTCTTAGAAATTTAGATACTCAAGGAGCAATTGAAGAAAACATGTTATTCTTAAACAGAAACACTAATCTTGATTTTGATGATATGCTAGCTGCTATTTCATCGGGAGCTCAAGGTGGAACTGCTTTCGGATTATTTGAAAACTCTGAAGAGATGGCGTTGAACTTAGGTTTTTCTGGTTTCCGTAGAGGATCTTACGATTTCTACAAAACTGACTGGAAATACTTAAACGATGCTTCTACTCGTGGAGCTATGACTGGACCTGCATCTATTGAAGGTATGTTAGTTCCTGCTGGAACTTCTACTGTTTACGATCAGATTCTAGGAACAAATATCAGACGACCATTCTTACACGTTCGTTACCGTGCTTCACAAGCTGATGACAGACGTATGAAGTCTTGGTTAACTGGTTCTGTTGGTGGAGCTTTCACTAGCGACCTAGATGCTATGACTGTAAACTTCTTATCTGAAAGATGTTTAGTTGTACAAGCTGCGAATAACTTCGTATTATTCAAAGGAGTGTAATTACTCAATAATAATTATCCCTGTCTTCGGGCAGGGGTTTTTATTTTTTTTTATAAACTATTTAATTATATTATATTATGGCTAAAAAAGCTGAAGCAAAAAAAGTTGAGGTTGCACCTCAAAAAGAAGAAGTAGTAGTAACAAAAAAAGTTGCTGCTCCAGTAAAACCCACAAAATCAGAGTGGGAAATAAAATCTAGAACATATCTTGTAAAAGGTAGAAAACAACCTTTAACACTAACAATTCCAGGTAAACACACAAGAAAAACTCCTTTGTTGTATTTTGATAAAGAAAAAGCAGCACAAAGAGAGTTGAGATATGCTACTAACATGAATAGTCCTTTTATGGACGAGCAGAAAGGTGAAGCTACGTTAGGGCATATTACTTTTAGAGACGGCGTATTGACTGTTCCAGAAGAAAATCAAATTCTTCAAAAACTACTTAGTTTGTACCACCCGTTAAAAAATAAAAAATACTACGAGTTTGATTCTGTTGTAGAAGCAGAAGATGATTTAGATGTTATAGAAATGGAAGTACACGCACTTAATGCTGCGATGGAAATGGATGTTGATCAAGCTGAGGCTATACTTAGAGTTGAAAAAGGTAGCTCTGTTTCTAACATGAAATCTAAAGAACTCAAAAGAGACTTGTTATTATTCGCTAAAACTAAACCAGCTTTATTCTTGAGTCTAGCTAATGACGAAAACGTTCAGCTAAGAAACTTTGGTATAAAAGCTATTGAAGCCAGAATAATTAACTTGTCACAAGATCAAAGAACTTTCCACTGGGGTTCAAATGACAGAAAATTATTCACTGTGCCATTTGATGAAAACCCATATTCAGCTTTAGCCGCTTGGTTTAAAACTGATGAAGGAGTAGAAGTTTATAAATCTATAGAAAAAAGAGTATAAACAAGTGATACTAATATATTAGGGTATCATATCATTGGTACCCTAGTGTATTATAATTTAAACAAGTATGGCTGTAAACGTAAACACTGTATATCAAACAGTATTGTCTATAATAAATAAAGAGCAAAGAGGTTATTTAACCCCTGCTGAATTTAATGAGGTGGGTACTCAGGTTCAATTAGATATATTTGAGAAATACTTTGAAGACTTAAATCAGCAATTAAGAGTGCCACAAGCAGATGTTGACTATTCCGACAGGGTTATGAATCTTGACGAAAAGTTAGCTATATTTAAAACATTTGGATCAGCTGTATATGACAATACAAGTAATCCAGGATTATCGTACTTTACTTTACCAACCGTAGATAAATACGGAGCTACTGTAGATTTTTACAGATTAGGTACTGTAATATACAAAGACGATAGAGGTAATCAAATAGAACTACAAAGATTATCTAGAACAGATTTCTACAATATAGAAAGATCTCCTTTAACAAAAGCAACTAAAAGTTTTCCTACGTATTTATACGAGAATAGAGGTAATGTAAATGTAGCAGGTGCAACTATAAACAGTCACCTACAAAACATTATATATGTTAATCCAACTACTATAATAAGTAACATAGAAGTTGATTACATAAGAAAACCTATTTCACCTATATGGGGTTTTACCACAGCTGGTAGAGGCCAATATATATTTAATAGTAATTACTATGATCCAGGTTTAGGTACTGGTTCTAGAGATTTTGAATTACACGAATCAGAGCAAGTTAATATTATATTAAGAATACTGGCATATACTGGAATAATAATACAAGATCCTTCTATAGTTCAAATAGCAGCACAACAAGTTCAAGGAAAAGAAGTAAATAAAAAAAGCTAATAGATGGGAGTTATAAACGAAACTAATCAACAATACTACGCTGGAGCTCAAGGCTTTACAGTTGCAAACGCTTTAGGTCAAACTGATTTTACATTTACTTTTGACACTAATCTAGTGTTTGGATCTTTTGATCCTACAGCAGTAGACTATGCTTTAAATAATTTTAAGCTATATAGCAGTGCTGATGGTATAAACTATACAGAATATATAGCATCATACACTGTAACTGGTAACACAGTAAAATTAGGTGTAGCGCTTCCTCAAAATAATGTACTAGTATGTCAGCTAAAAAGATTAGATGGTGGTGATTACGGAAACAGAGATGCTTACGGTACAACTACAGAAAATAATTACGGCAGCTATGAATATATAACGCTAAACAATATAGTGAATAACTTTATAGTAGCATATGTAGGCGCAGGTAAATTAATACCAAGCGTAAAAAGAACTGACTTAGTTTTTCATGCTAAGCGCGCTTTACAAGAATTTAGCTATGATACATTAAAGAGTATTGATACATTAAAGAGTATTAAATCTCAAGAGCTTACAATACCGCCTAGCTTGAGCGTAGTGATACCACAAGATTACGTTAACTACGTACGTATGTCTTGGATCGATTCAGCTGGCGTACAAAGAATAATATACCCAACAAACAACCTAACTAATTCACCTTACTCAACACCTATACAAGATTCTAAAGGCGTACCAACTCAAGATAATTTTGGTGAAAACTTAGAAGGCACATCGATAACAGAGGACAGATGGAAAAGCAATACGCAAGGTATTTTAGAAGGAGAGTTTAACGCAAGTGTAGACTGGGCTTATTTTGATTGGGGTTATGGTGGAATGTATAACTTTGGTTATGGGCAGTTGTATGGATTAGATCCACAATACTCTCAAGTAAACGGCTGG